CTGACATTCTGTAAAGGTGTCAGCAACCTGGCCACCCATATTTTGTGTTTGGGTGAACCGTGGCGACACTGCAAGTAGAGGAACATCAGCAGGTGACTGGGAAACAAAAATCACTCGGCCGGTGCCCTGAGCCCGCCCAGGGCGCGCAGGAGGGACTGGGATTCCGAGCAAATCAGCCACAGGAGTTGAACTCCGGTAAGTCAACGTAGCATAATAATCCGACATCAAACTGAGCCAATGAGCGGTGCTGGGGTGTTTTCGAGAAACTGAAGGAGCAGTTGGGAATACGCCTTGAGCTTGTGGAGCATCGAATGTACAGTAGATGTCAGTCACCATTGGGTTACAGGCGATGATGAGAGGAATCATACTATTCCAGTTTTGACCGGCATCATCCAAAACGATGGTGCCAGAGCGAGGTTGAGCAAGTAACATCATCTTGGTGCAGAAATTGGCAGACTGCAGACCAGCGGTAGGGAGAGCTCTAAGCACATCAGTCCTCAACTTGTCGCGGAGATCATGATTAAAGGCGTGAAATGTGAGGTCCGCAGGGGTGAAGGGACGCACAGCATGTAAGGCGGCAAGATCAGCACACAGCTGTGTCGACTTGCCGGAGCCGCCAACGCCGTGGTAGAGATGGAGGCGGACATTGCCATAATGCACCCCGGTCCCAGTTGTAACAAAGCGGTGATAGCTTTTGGCCATTTGATCAACTGACCGGGCGATGTCGTAGGAGTTGAAATCGTGAAGCTCAAGACAATTCGGGGCATTTTTAATGTCTGAAGCCAACCCCATAGCATAAGTGGCATCCTGAGCATTATGCTGGTAGACCACTGTTTGGCGTTGGACTGGGACTAAGGGCAAAATGAAATTAGCTAGTCGAGGGGCATTACCCTGTGGGTCAAACATGTTAGCAAGGGTACCATGTAACCGTCGATAGGTAGTGGCAAAAGCTTTGGCGGGCAAATTAACGACCTCGCGAATTTCAACAGGGGGGACAAAACGTGAAGGCCATCCTACTGTGTCAGCTGCGTCAGGTGGATCAAATGCCGCGCCGTTAGCGGGCTGGCCACGTGTAGTAAGATGGTAGCTACCATCAGGATTGCGGCTAAGAAAAGCTGCTAAATGTGGCCATCCAGGTAGACCCACATCCTCATGTAGTGTTGGTGCAGTTGGGTCAAAGCCAACAGGGGGGGGCTGATTGCCAGGGCCTCTAGGGCAACCATCAGCAAAACCGTTGGCACCCCGAACCACATATGGGGAAGGGAAAAACGTGAGCACCCTGACCAGTTCAGTGTGGGGAACCTCTCCATCCATGAAAGGACCACGGGCAAGGGGATCCAGCGAGGAAACGTAACATGCCCAGACAGTAGCGAATGGTAGGCCTAGTGTCTCACCGATCACTTGCCAAACACAACTGCGATCAGGGAATAGATTGTTTGCCGGGACCCCCAGGCGTTGGATCAAATTATGCCAGTTGGCATAGGATTCAATCACTCGAGGGGGAAGATTCCAATTGCGCAGGGGATCACCAGGAACCATGGCCGGCAGAGCTGCTGGAGGAGGCTCAGGAGTGGCGGGCTGCACGGGCACATCAACCGGAGGTTCCTCAAAGACTGGAGGATCCCAGGAGATTTCGCTTGGATCCAGCAAGGAAGGGGGTCCAGAGGAAGAGGATGAAGAGGAACTAGTGGAGGAAGAGACGGAGGATGGGACAATAGATGGAGGGACACCCAAATCTTCAGATAGGTGTTCAACATCCGAGTGGACAGGCCGGTAGGATCGGAGCAGCTTGGGGTTGGTGGCCATTAAGGAGATGAGTAGAGTGGCGATAAGAAGTGTCCAATTGATAGTGTACATCGCAAGCTTGATGGGGCCTTGTCCGTGCAAATGGGTCCAGGGGGCGAGTATTTCGGTGAGTTCAATATACCCAATAGCCATTGGTGTCTGCGCATGTGGTGACAAACCAGTGTAGTTGTACCCATGTTCGGGGACACGGTACGGGACCAGAACTTCTTCACGTGAGACAGGGACTTGCCAATAGCGGTCAGCATAGTACAACAGCGGATGTGCGTGAGGGAACGCGTAGCACAGGACCAGCCAATTTAGTGCAGTAATGTACCAAAATGACAACCCGGTAGGCACCGGAAGGCCAGCATGTGGCAGGAAGTATATAGTTGCAATGGCGCGTTTAGACAAGAGTTCTAGCCATGCGCGCACGGGTGGCAGTGGGATGACGGGTCCTCTGAAGCCGTACCAGTAAAGCACAAGTGCGAGCAGCAGGCCCCAAGGAGTTTGAGTCAAGTTGATGTCCAAAATGTAGGCCAACTTGCGGGCAATGTGTGGGATTCTGGGAACAGACCACTGGATGGCGCGAGACAACAGAAAACCCAACATCTTGAAAAAACAAAACACAGCAACTTGGGCCGACAAGAGGGCATACTTGCTCGACAAACTGGCCAAAGGTTCCAATTGCCACAAGGCAACAGTGTTGTGGCATGGGTGGCTCAGAAGTGTGTACCAACTTGAATCACTTAGTTCAGAAACCAGGGTTCGGCACTTAATTTTCCATATGGTTGGCACATCACAACGTGTTTGAAACATGGTGCTGACGTACGACTGCCAGTACCATACGAACGGGACAAAGGGGAGTCGAGTGAGGAACACCAAATTTTGGGTCACGTATGTCCACCAGGTGGTGTTGGCATGATAGTCCATGTCACGTAGCCACTTGGCATATATGGTGGCAATGCGGACATAGCTAGCAGGAAACTTGCCGTACACT